GACGCGGCGGCACGGCTGTCGGCGTGGCCCGTGCGCGTGACATCTCCAACCGCAAGACGCTGTCGCCGGAAACCGTGCGGCGGATGCACGCCTTCTTCAGCAGGCATGAGAAGAACAAGGCGGGCGGGGAGGACGATGCCGGGTACATCGCGTGGCTCTTGTGGGGCGGCGATTCCGGACAGTCATGGGCAAAGCGAAAGGTTGACCAAATGAACAAGCAGGAGAACGGAATGAGCGACATCTACAAGGCGATTGCGGAGCGGCTTGGCAGCGCGGCAAGGAACGCCCGCCCCGGCGCGAAGGCGAGGATGGCGGCGGGAGAGCCAGATCTGCGCAGTTTCCGGCTACCCGGAGAAATTGCAGATGTTCGTAAGAAGATCAACGACTACACAAGGGCTCTTGAAAACGATCTTCGCTCTGGGAAATACACAACCGCTGCCGCACGCTGCAAGGCCATCGGAGCCATGTACGGTCCCGGAGGCGGGAGCCTGTCGTGGTTCTATGAGGAATATGCGGACGCACTCAAGAATCGCGGTTATGCACGGTCTGGAAATAAGACGAAGTTTGCGCAGCCCCCGTTCAGCGCGTCAGACCTGAATGCGCTTAAGCGTCTTGTGCAGCAGTACGATCAGAAGGCCAAGACTAGCAAGGGTGTCCGCACCGAGACAGGAATGAATGCCGAATGGGAGGCCATCAGCATCGCTAACCACCTTCGGGAGATTGTCGGTTATGCGCAGGTTGGTCAGACTCATCGTGCGTACGCGCAGGTGCGAATGTCCTCACCGGATGTCGTGCGCATCCTCCCGGCTTCTCTGGTGAAGGCTGCGCAAGAGGTTACGAAACTGTCCCGCCCCGGCGCGAAGGCGAAGTTCGCGTTCAAGGTTGGAGACCGCGTTCATGCAGGATTCGGTGTCGCTGGTGGCGCAGGCGTGGTCGGCACCATCACGAAGATCGAGGACGGCTACGCGCACATTCAGGCGGATGCCTCTGCGTCAGATCGGTACGGCCCCAAGACACACAAGGCTCCTCTGCGGCTGGTGACGGCGGCTCCGAAGAAGGCGTGGGAGTCATCCCGCCCCGGCGCGAAGGCGAAGATGGGGAAGCAATGGCGCGAAGGGCCGTACGCGTTCAAGAACAAACTCCTCGCTGAAGATCAAATGCAACTGCTGGTGAACGAAGGTTCCGGCTGGATGAACGCAGGAGTGTTCATGGATGAATCGGACACAATTGAAGCGTCCAAGTCCTATGTGCAGATGAGAAAGCGCGGGTTTGTGTACGAGCATGGGCAATGGAACAAGGCCCGCGCCTCCCGCCCCGGCGCGAAGGACACCAACGCCGTCCGCGAAGGCTGCAAGATCAGCGCGGAGGACGAAGCCTGCCTCAAAATGATGGCCGCTGCCGACGAGAAGGTGAGCGACAAGATTCGCACCCTCATCGCAGAGGGCAAGCCGCAGAAGCAGGCCGTCGCAATCGCACTTGACCTCAAGCGCAGGGGAGAACTGTGAGCAAGAAGCGCGGCACCGATCCGAACCCGTTGCAGAACGGACTCACGCCGGAACAGCGTCCGCGCAAGCCGCTGCCCGCTCCCGTGGAGCGCGGCATCACCCTGCCCCTCGCCACCCCGGTGGAGGTGCAGCGTTCGTTCTTCACGACCGCCGACAAGTTGCTGCGGAACGCCAGCCTCGCCTACAGGCTGAACCCGCAGTACCAGATGATGATGCGGGCGGATGCGGACATCGAAGGTGTCCTGCGGTCCCTGCAAGTCACCCTCGCGTCCCTTGAGTGGGCCGTGGTGTCCGATGACGAGGAGAACCCCCGGCTGGTCGAACTGGCCGACCGCATCTCCCGCATCTTCGACGCGATGCCCCGGCGGTCGGACTTTGTGCGGGCCATGCACGAAGCCGTGTGGTACGGCAACTCCGCGTGCAACATCGTCTACCGCAAGGACGAGCGCACGGGCGTGGCGGTCAAGGAGTGGTATCCGTTCCACCCCGATACCCTCGCCTACGACCAGCGCGGCAACCTCGCCATGCGAGTGGGAGCGGACTACTCCGCTCACGGGCCGTCCGAGCAGAACATCGGCTTTGACAGCCGCGTGCATATCTTCACGGAGGACGAGCGGAAGGCCATCGTGCTGCACCGCGTGTTCGTCGCCGCCCCCGACTTCAACGACCCGAACAGCAGCGAGAGCATCTACCGGGGCGTGGGCGCACGCGATGTTTGTTGGTTCATGTGGCTTGCCAAGCAGGAGATTCTTCAGGACGCGATCACCTACGCGGAGCGGTACGCGATGGGCATTCGCGTGGGGTACTACCCGCTTGGGCAGGACGCGGGCCGCTCCATGATGGAGAACGTGCTTGCAAACCTGACCAACGACAACAGCGTGCTGCTGCCGCAGTCGGGCACCGAGAAGGTCTACGACATCGACATCAAGGAGCCGAACGCGGGCCGCGCCACGGTGTTCCTTGACCTTGTCAACTGGTTCTCCTCCAAGATCAAGGAAGCGATCCTTGGGCAGTCGCTCTCTAGCGAGGCGGGCAGCACCGGATTGGGGTCGGGCGTGGCAAGCCTGCACGCGGACACGCTCTCCCGCATCATCCGCTACCACGCTGACGCGCTCGCGGACAGCCTCACGACCGACTTCGTGCGCGTCATCGCGCAGATGCTTGGCGCGTCCGAGGACGAGGTCTGCGCCCTGCGCTTCCAGTTTGCCCCCGAGCGGCCCGACCCGAAGGAGCGGCTAGAGGCGATTGAGAAGTTCGTGGCGATGGGCGGCAAGGTCAGCGAGGCCGAGGTCCGCGACCTGCTTGGGCTGTCGCAGCCGAAGCAGGACGAGGCGGTGCTTGGCGGCGGCGGCGCGAACCCCTTGGATGCCATCCTTGGGCAGACGGCGGCGCAGGAGGGCGCGGAACCCGCCCCCGACGCTCCCAAGACCTTCCGGCGCACGCGCTGGCTCTGACCCGTGGCAAAGGCTTCGGCAACCACGCAAGCCCTGATCCGGGCCGTGTACGCGGACGGGGCGCAGGCGTACCGCCGTGCCATCGCCGCGCAGGTGGAGGGCAAGACCCCCGACAGCGAGTGGGACGCTTGGGAGGCCGATACCGCCGCCCTACTGCTCGTCGGATGGGCGATGGGCGCGCATCAATCCCTGCACAGCGCGGGGGTGGACATCCCAAAGCCTGCTACCCCTGCCCGATTTGACCGAGGCGACCCGGAACTGCTGCTGAAGTTCAAGCCGGGTCCAGCCCGCGAGGTCATCCGGCGGTTCGTTGACCTCATCCCGATCACGCGGGCGAAGTGGAACAGCCTCATCGACAACGCCTTCGCCGCCGCGAACGAACTGCGGCAGGACGAGGCGGCGACCGCCCTTCAGAAGTTGGCCGACCGCAGCCCCAAACTCCGGGCGTTGATCCTGCCCGCAAGCAGCGGCGCACAGCCGAAGGAAGCCCCCGGCATCCCCCCGGCTGCGGGGCTACCGGAGGAGGTGCGGAAGCGGCGCACCCCCGGCGTGCAGGCCGTGGCGCGAGGCGCGTTCTTCGTGACCGGGATGACGCAGGAGCAGGTAGAGGCCACGCGCAGCCTGCTCGCCAAGGCCATCCGGGGCGACATCACGCAAAGCGTTGCGGGCAAGCGACTTGAGCGGCTAGGGGTGGGCGACTTCGTGGAGCAGGCCACCCTTGCCACCGGGACCGATCTGACGGCGGCGCGGCTAGAAACCGTCTACCGGACGAACCTCAACCGGGCGGCTTCGCAGGGCCAGTTGGACATCGTGCGGGACGAGAAGGTGCAGGCGTTCGTCCCGGTCATGCAGTTCACGGCGACGAAGGACAACCGGACCCGTGACACGCACCGGGCGATGGACGGCTTCGTGGCGACCGTGGAGCAGATCGACGCGCAGGGCATCAACACCCCGTGCGGCTTCAACTGCCGCTGCGGTTGGAAGCCCATCCGCATCACCAAGGCGATGGCGCAGGGGTGGGTGGACGATGACGGCGCACCCGACTACGAGGCGATCCAACGGCACAACGGACGGCGGCAGGCGTTGATTGACACGGGCAAGTTCCCCGACCCCGGCTTCGTGTCGGGCTGACACACAACCCATTGCGGTTGCGCAGCGCACCGCTACCATAAGGACGAGGGCAAACCAATGGCAGACGCAACGATCATCACCTACCAGCGCGCATACAACAACGTCAGCGTGGCGAGCGTGGGCGCGTCCTACGGAAGCATCGCCACCCTTTCGGCCACCAAGCCAAGCAGCGGCGTGGTTCACGATCAGCAGTTGAGCAGCATTTCCCCGTCCCTGCTGCGGATCATGCCGTACGCAAGCAGCACCAGCATCGGCTCGGCTACGGGTGTGCGCGTGGTGGGGTGGACGGGCGAGGTGAGCAGCGCGGACGGGCTGACATACTGGCTCCCGACCGTGCTTGCGGACTTCAACCTGACGTTCAGCAGCGGAACGGTGCCGACGTACAGCCTTGATAGTGCCACGCAGCGTCCGTTCGCCACCATCGCGCAAGTGGCCGGAACCCCGGCGGCGAACCTCTACAGCCCCGGCACGGCGGCTGCGGCGAACGTCGAACCCGCCGCTGCGCTGGTGGACATCGTTGGCAGTCAGATCGTCACCGTGCAGTTCAAGGCCGCAAGCGGCACGCCGACGATGGGCGTGTTCGCTACCACGATCTAATGCGCCGCAGCACCCGGATGTCCCGCCCCACCCTGTCCGGTTCATCCCGTGCGGCGGTCCTGCTTGGCAACGACGGCGACGGCTCCACGCTCACCCTCGACTTCACCACGGGCCAACTCGACCCGCGCCTGACGTTCACGCGGTCGAGCGATGCGACGTTCATCAACAGCAGCGGGCTGGTGCAATGGGCTGACGCGAACCATGTGCAGAACAGCACGATGCTGAACAACACAGGGACGAGGTGGACTCAAACAACGTCGGGCGGAACCGTCACAATCAACGGGGATGGCACGGTGAGGTTCAATGGGACCGGGGGACGAGCAACATGGCTTCAGAGCGTCGGCTCGTTGGCCTCTGGCCTGCCTATGACGTTTTCATTCCGCGTCACATCGTTCACAAACACGAATCTGCGAACGACTGACATGTTCAACGCGGGTACTGGTTTCACAGGACAGTCGTATTTCTATACGGACACCACGGGAACTACACACACGCTGACTGCCTTTGAGTCGCTGCCAAAGAGCGGGACCAACGGTGTTGGGACATATTCCGTCACGGCAACCACGAACGCAACTTCGGCAAACATCATTTTCGGCTCTGACTGCAACAACGTAGGCGGTCGAAGCGGCGATGTCACCATCACAGAGCCGCAACTTCAGTACGGAACCGTGGTCCCTCGCCGCGTGTATGTCCCGAACAGCAGCATCATCGCTGCCAAGTGGGACTCCCCCCGCTTCGACCACGACCCGACCACGCTGGCACCGCGAGGACTGCTGATTGAGGGGGCGGCGACGAATCTGTGCTTGAACGGGAGTATGGCGTATACCGCCACCGCCCCAACAAGTTGGGCTCGCGGATTTAGCGGATGCACGGTTGCTTCCGTCAATTCAACGACTTTCTCGGGCGAAAAGGCATGGAGCATTTCCGCAACCGCAAGTGGACAGCGGGATCTTCTTGAGCAGGTCATATCGTTGGCCGCAAACACGACATACACCGTGTCTGTGTATTTGGAGGCCGTCACCGGAACAACCGCGACATTTGCTTACATGACTTCGCTTCCGGCAGGAGCAACAAGCGGAACCGTTGTAGATCCATCGGCTGGCCGCGTGTCATTCACGGTAACTGTCGGAGCAACACCCGGAAGTGGAACTGTGCGAATCGGCATTGGGTCCGCAACTGGAACAGGGGTTTCCGCTGATGCCTCCGTGCGTTTCAGCCACGTTCAGGTCGAGGCAGGCTCCGGCGCGTCCTCCTACATCCCGACCGGGGCGAGCGCGGTGCTAAGGAATGAGGATTCCATGACCATGTCTAGCGTCGCGTCACTTGGATTTGATCAGTACCAAGGCACGTTCATTGTCCGTGGCGTTCAAAACAAGCATGGGGCTTCCTTTGCTCGCTTGCTGCGTATAGCGGGCGCAACGACAGAACCGTTCGGAATGCCCGTCAATGGTGTGACGCTTTACGGCACATCTCGCAACAGCAGTAACTCCACTATAGCGGAAACAACACGTACGAACACACTTGGTCAGTCGTTTGCGTTTGGGATGTCGCTTGACGCAAACGACGCAGCCGCAGCGATGAAGGTATCGCTCAATGGTTCTGGTACTTCTGCGTCACGAGGCTTCTTGGGGCCAACCGAAGCGGCCGCGAGTTTCAGTTTCAACACGAATGCAACGGCAACTAACTACGGCTGCTTTGCCGTTCGCTCCGTCAAGTTTTTTCCAGTTACAAAGACACTTGCAGAACTCAACGCCCTCACCACCTGACATGGACTATCTCCTCCGAACCACCACCGAGGCGCAGATGGACGATGCGCTGGAGGCCGCAGGCATCCTCGTCGAGCAGGACATGGGCGATGGTGAACTGGCCTTGATGCCCGTCCCCGGTGCCTACCTTGACCGCATCGGGCCGATCCCGGCGCAGTACGCCGTGGACGGCAACATCGTCAAGCCGGGGCACCCGGAGTACCACGCCAACCTGCGGGTGACCATTGAACTGACGGAGGAGCAGGTCGCCGCGCTGCCGACGTTCGACCCGCTGCCGAGCATCCCCTACCGCGTGTTTGCATAACCCTTGACACAACTGCGCTAATGCAAGACACTTCGCTTATGAGCCATCCTTCGCACCGCATCACGGACAACGGAAAGAGCGTGGTTATCCACGGGCTTGAGGTGTTCTGCGCGTACGACCCGGCCATCGACGGCGAGAGCGACCCTGAACTCAAGAAGTTCGACAACGAGCGCGTCCGCGACATCGTGGACAGCACGCGCCGCTACATGGAGCGCGGGTCCATGCCCCGGCTTGTGGTCATGCACGAAAAGGACGGCAACGAGCCGAAGTCTGCTGTGGGCCGCTTTACGGACATCGCCTACGAGGAGCGCGACGGGGTCGGCTACATCGTGGGCGACTGCGAGGTGGAGCGGTCGGTATTCGACCGCCTGCTCGCCACCAACGCCTTCCCGCGCCGCAGCGCGGAGATTTGGGCGGAACAGAATCACCTGTCGGAAGTCGCGCTGCTCGGGCGTGAAACCCCGCGCCGCCCGCTCCCCGACACTCACTTCACCCGCACGGGTGAACTAGTCCGGTTTTCACGTTCGCTTCGCTTCGACATGGGGACGGTCGGAGGCGGGCTATCCACGTTCGTTCCCGGTACGAAGGACAACAACATGGCGATGAATTACGAGAAGGAAATCGCTGCGCTGAAGGCTTCTATGGACGAGATGAAGTCCATGATGAAGAAGCACTACGGCACGGGCGAGGACGAGGAGAACAAGGAAGAGATGGCCGCTGATGACATGATCGTTGACCAGTTCGCGGAGGAATCCGGCGAGGGCGACGGCGTGCACATCGACATCGACTCGCACGGTGGCGAGGAGGACGAGGAGGAGGAGATGGACGAGGCGATGTTCCCCGCCGCCCGTCCCGGCAAGGCCGATACGTTCGCGCTTCGCCGCGAGAACGCTCGGCAGGCCCGTGAACTGCGCGAACTCAAGGCAGAGTTTGCCCGTGAGCGGTTCAGCCGCGAACTTGACCTCATGGAGCAGGAGGGCTACCGCATCCCCGCTTCGCACCGTCCCCGCCTGCTCGCGGAACTCGCCGCCAGCAGCAACGCGGCGGAAACCCTTGAGGCGTGGCGCGACCTGTTCGCCCGCGACCCGATGGGGGTCCGCATCGACATGAGCCGCGCTGCGCTCCCGCAGGGCGACATCAAGGCATCGGAAATCTCCGACCTCGTCCGCGAGTATGCGGGCAAGCCGGAGGAGTTCAAGAAGGCAATCAACAGCCGCATCAAGCGGTAAGAAGGAAAGGACACTCACATGGCAGACTTTGGATTCATCCCCAATCTCACCGCTTCCGGCAACATCGCCCCGTTCCGGTTCGTTGAGATCAACACGAGCACCGCTTTCACGGGCCAGCAGGCCACCGCCGCCTCGGACAACGTCCTCGGCGTGACCGATGGCTCTGTGCGTCGCTTTGACTCGGTCTACAACGCGATCGCGGGCGACCAGATCAGCCTTCAGCCGACGAACACCGTGCAGGTGGAACTCGGCACGGGCGGTTGCAGCATCGGCTCGTACCTGACCTCGGACGCGGACGGCAAGGCTGTTGCCACGACCACCGCAACGCAGGTCGCGTACTACATCGCGCTTGAGGCTGGTTCGGCCAGCGAGATTGTTCGTGCGTTCCGCATCGGGCCGCGCACGCTCTGATAGAAGCCATCACCCACACAGGAGGAAACACACATGGCTTTCACGGTTGCAGGTGGTGGACTTTCGACTTACGTCCCGTCCACCAATGACATTGTCTCGGGTGCGCTGCAGGTGGAGTTCACCCGCAGCGTCAACTCGTTCGCCCTCACGCGCTACGCGCAGTTGGTCCCCGTCACCAAGATGACGGGTTACTATCTGCGTCAGGACGTTCCCGACAACGTCCGTCTGACGAGCGACCGCGAGTTCGCTTGGCCGCTCGGCAATGACCGACCCACGGGCAAGCAGAACGCGTTTGACTTCGTCCAGTACGCGACGCAGCGTTACGCGTTCCCGTTCTACATCCCGCAGGAGACTGCGCAGCAGTCGGCGTGGGACATCGTGGCGCAGCACGCTCGCAGCAAGGCGCAGTTGGCGATGACCGCCCGCACCAACCGCGCTGCGGCGGTGCTGGCTGATTCGGGCAACTGGGGCAGCAACTATGCCGCTGACCCGACTGCCGCCGCCATCGGCGCGGGAACGTGGCTGGCCAGCACCGTAGCCAATGCGTACATTCAGAAGTCGATTCAGGCGGTTATGCGCCTCGTCAGCCTGTCCAGCGGTGGAGCGGTTGCCCCCAACCAACTCATCATGGTCATTTCGCCCACGATTGCGAACGTGATTTCGCAGTCGCCCGAAGTCAAGGAGTACGTCAAGAACTACCCCGCCGCCCTGTCGTTCCTTCAGGGTTCGGACACGTTCTCGCGTTGGGGCATCCCGTCCACGCTGTTCGGACTCGGTGATGTCGTGGTCGATGACTCGGTCAAGGTGACGAGCAAGAAGGGTGCTTCGACCCTCTCTTCCTCGTACGTCTACGGCGACGGCGCGTACTTCGTGTCGCGTCCGGGTGGTCTGGTCGGCGTTGAGGGCGCATCGTCCTTCAGCACTTGCCAGATTTTCGCCTACGAGGACATGACCGTTGAGCAGTTCAACGATCCGCAGAACCGCCGCATCGAAGGCCGCGTCGTTGACAACTCGGTGGCGGCTGTGGTCGCTCCGGTCGGCGGCTACGCGATTGGCGATGTCACTCCGTAATAGGGGTTGAGGAAACGCGTGGGTGGGTGGGGCTTCGGCCCCACCCCCCCATCGCTTCAGGAGGACGCTATGGCCTACGCAACCTACGCAGACCTTGAAGCGGCGTTGGATCAGTCGATCATTGCGCAGTTGTGCGGGGACGCGGGCACCCCCATGCCGGGGCCGAACCCGATGACCACGCACGCGCTGGACCGGGCCACGGCGGTCATCCGGTCCTACGTCCGGGTGGGGAACATCTACAGCGAAACGGAACTGGCCGCGCTTGACGCGGCGAACGACCCGCTGCTCGTCACGATGGCGGTTGACCTCGCCACGGAGTTCCTGTTTCAGCGGCGCGGGGCCAAGTTGACCCCTGCCATCGAACAGCGGATCAAGCAGACGTACTCCATGCTGGAAGGGCTGCGGGACGGCAAGATGCTGTTCGGCGGGGTGGCATCGAACGCCGACGCGGGCACCCCGGTGGTCAAGGCGGTGGGTACGTCGGTGCTGACTTGGTACAACCAAGCGTCGAACAGCCCGTTCTTCCCGCCCCGTCGCCCCACGGTGTACCCGTGAGATGGGCCGACCGGGTTCGGCGTGCGCTGCGCGACCCTTCCGTTGCGGCAGGGGTGGCGCAGATCGTCGCCGGGGCTATGAAGGACCACATTGACGAGTCGCAGGGCCGGGGCGCAGGCGGGGCTTCCGTGCCCCACAAGCCGCTCAAGAACCTGACGAGCGAGGTGTGGACGTTCGACAAGCCACAGGGGGCGCAGGTGGTCGCCACCCGCAAGGTGGGCAACCGGACGGAATACCGCATCCGCGTGGAGGGCTACCGCAACGGCGGGCACCCCCTGCGGGACACCGGGCAGATGTACCGGGAGTTGAACGCCGGGGGGGTGGCGACGAACACCGGGCTTCGGGTCACGCTGCGCGGTCCCCGGCACGCCCTGTATCAAGACCGGGGCTTCAGCACCAAGCGCACGAACTTCATCCCGCTGACCCTTGCCGCCAAGCGCGGCCACGGCACGGGAAACGACCCCCGCAAGGAAGGCTTTGCGGAGGGCCGTGACTATCTGTTGGCGCGTCGGGGTGTCACCGTCCCCTCGCGTCCGTTCCTGCTTCCGACCCGTGATGAGATGAGAGAGATTGGCAAGTCCATCTACCTCGGGTTACGATCCATCCTCAAGAGGACTTGAACCATGCCTATCGCACTCTACGTCCCCGGTCCCACGATCATCTCGGTTGACACCGCGAGCAGCGGCACCTACACGGAACTCGGGCGCAGCGACAACGACAACCTGCCATCCATCGCCTTCACCGACCACCGCCATGAGGTCAAGACCGTGAGCAGCGGTGCGGTCGCGGAGGAGATCGTGATGCAGAACACGGAGGCCATCGTGACGGTGGCCCTCGTCAAGTGGGATGCGGACCTGCTTGTGACCATGCTTGCCGACATGCGCGGCTCGGCCACCACGCCCGTGGTCGGTCGGCAGTTGGTGTCCGCTGGCGGGTTCTTCGGGCTTCGCATCCGGTCGGTCGCGGCGGGCAATCCGGGTTACACGTTCACGCACGCCTTCCTCCGGTCGGACGGCGTGAGCGATTCGCAATGGGGCAACCGCGAGCGCGTGCTTGCGCTGAACTTCCATTGCATCCCGAACCCGTCCACGAACGCCCTCTACACCTACGGCACCATCTAATGGCAATCGAACTGAACGAAGCCGACGATCCCATGCTGTTCGCCGTGACCGTCCCTGCGGGACGGTTGGTGTTCCAGTTCAACGAAGTGACCGCGACCCTTCAGGCGATTGGCGCGGCCAGCGCGCAGCCGGGGGTGCCGGAACTCGCTCGCGCCATGCGCGAGGCGTGCCGCACCCCGGAGGTCGCCAAGGAAGCCACGGATGCGCAGTTGTTCGCCGCGTATGCGCGTGCGGCGCAGAGGGTTGAACAGGCGGGAAACGTCTAAAGGCGGTAGCCCGGTTCGTTTCGATCTACGGGCGACCGCCGAGCGAGTTTGATGCGGAGGTCGCAATGGGCTTGGCCGCGAACATCCCGGCAGTCGAAGCAGCGCAGGCGTTGGTGTTCGCACGCGCCATCGGCATTGCGTTCGGTGACGGCAAGGCGATGGCCGCAGCCGTGTTTGCCGCGACCGGGAACGGGCGGCTGGCGCAGCGCGTGGAGATTGACAGCATGAGGAAGGCGAACTGATGCCGAACACAGGCGACATCCTCATGGAACTGCGCGACCGCCTCGCGGAGTGGATGGCCGAACGAGGCTACAGCGGCAACGTCTACATCGCGGAAGCCCCCATTGATGACATGGTGGGGCAGTACGCGATTCAGATTGTTCCCGGCCCGGACACGGCGGCGCACCCGAACAGCGGCGTGGGCCTGATCCGCACGAACATCGACCTCGTCGTGTGGTGGCGCGGGATGATTGATCCCGTCATGCGCGGCACCTATCGCATCGCGGGCGAGGATGGCATTCAACAGTTCGTGGATGTCCTGCGGGAGTGGATGGTGCAGCGCACGCTCGGCGGGCTGCTTGCCGTCCCCATGACCTTCCGCAACGGCGGCACCGTGCAGGCGGTGGCCGACCTTGAAGGATGGCTGACGCTCAAGGACACCTACGAGTTCGCCTATGAGATGGATTGGGAGGTGAAGTAGCCGTGGAGGACTTGGGCGCAATCAACATCAACATCCGCGAACTCGGCGGGGGTGGCGGCGGGGGCGGCGGCAGCGGTCAAACGGGCGGCGGGCCTGCGTTCATGGCGCGCAACGCGCTCAAGACGGGAGACATCCTTGGGCCTTTGACACGGGTTCAGGAGTTCGTTTCCAACAACATGGGGCGCATTACGGCCACGCTGACCAGAAGCCAACAGGTAGGCGAAGATGTTTTGTTCGCTTCCCGAACTGCGCTGCTTGCCATGCAACAGGACAAGACGAAGGCAGCAGGATTTGCCAGCACGTTGCGCGGCGAGTTGGCCGACTTCTTTCGGGCACCTTCGATTGGCGGATACGCCCGATTGACGCAGGAAGGCACCGCAACCAGCACCACGCTCAAACTGCTCGGAAGCACGGGCAAGGTGCTAAACAAGGCGTTGTTCGGATTGTCGGTGGTTGGCTCGGTCGCTTCTTTGGCCCTTGCGGGATTGCGAAAGGCGACCGAACACGTTGCCTCGCGCATTGAATCCGTAGGCAAGTTCAGCGGAGCGATCCTTGCCGCGAACGTAGAACAGCGCGTGCAGCAGTTGCGCGACCAGTTGCAGGAGGCAGCGGAGAACGGTGATTTCTACGCGAGGAGCATTCGCGCACAAACCCTTGAAATGCAGGCAAATGCTTACATGAACCGCCAGTTGGGGGTTATGACCAGCAGCCTGTCCACGCTCTTTTCCGTGCTGAAGGCTGCGGTGTACGCAGTAGTGGGCGGTTTGACCGCATTCTTTACGCTGTCAATTCGGTTGCCTGACCTGATGGCAAAGATGGCTACGCCGTTTATGCAGCGCATCTTGGATTCGGCTATTCCCGGTACATCCTTGTACGGCCTGCGGCAGATTCTCGTTTACCTCGGAGTCATCAGCGACAACACCAAGCCGAAGTCGGCCTATGACCCGCACGACATCAACGCATGGTTCCAAGCGGACATCCTTGCGATGACCGGAAGGACGTACTGACATGGCAAGCACCCTGACGCTTCAGTTGAACACGGGCGGATCGGCCACCTTCAACGCGGTGAACGTCGATGCCTACAACTGCGACCCGGTGTTCGCGGAGGGAACGCAGATCGTCACGGAGCAGAAGCGCGTCGTGCGCGGGACCGCGATCATCGACACGGGCAGCACGAACTACTCGTCGTTCCTGACCGCGCTCCGCAACGGAAGCGGTCGCCTAAACACGGCATCGCTCGTCGTGAACGGGCAATCGCTGTTCGCGGCATCGTCTGACGTTCGCGGGTGGCCTACGGCAAAGATCGAAACGACGGAGATTGCCGGGACCAACACGGCGTTCATGCGCTTTGAGTTGGAGAACCATGTCGCGTTCAACGGCAATCAGACCGTCACGGCGCACCGATGGACGCAGCGGATGGGAGTGGACGCAGCGGGCAAGATCACCCGCACCGTTTCCGGCACTCTGCACATCAGCCGCGCAACCACGGGCGTGACCACGACGGCTGCGGTAGACGCAAGCACATGGACCGGGCGCATCCCGTGGGCCGACCTGTTCCGAAACGCGATTATCCCTACGGTGCCGGGTCCGGGTTGGCGGCGTGAGTCGCAGGAGTTCGCAACCGACGAACTCGGCACGATGCTGACCTATTCGTTTGTGGACAAGTGGAACACGCACGACCTGCCCGATGGGGTCAAGGTCGGTGACATGGAGTGCGCGTACGAGCGCAACATGGATTCGTCGGGCATGGCGACGGTGCAGTTCTCCTGCGACCTTGAGGGCGAGCAGGGCTTGAAGAACATCACGGGAACCACGGGCAACCGCAAGTTGGTGGAAGCGGCGGTGGAACTCGCCAAGACCCGAATCGACCTGACGTACCAGCGCACGATTATCACCCGGATGCGGGTGGTGGAGAAGAACCTGCTGACCGGATACGCGATCCGGTTTGAGTTGGATGCCGTCGTGCAGCCGAAGGGCAATGACGCGGGCGGGACCACCAGCGTGCTTTCGCTTGCGTACATGATCGGCAACGAGTTCACGATCACGCGAACCGAACGCCGGGACGCATCGGCATACGGCGCGATTATGACCGTCAGCGGGATTGAGCAGCAGTACGCGATGGTGCCGTACTTCGTGAACAACCTCATCGACGGCATGAGCAACATGGGCGGCACCATGCCGCAGGCCGCGCTGTTCAACATTCAGAATGCCAACTCGTACGGCACGATTGACGTAGCGATCATCAGCAACGCGAACGGCGTGAACCTGATGAACACGGAACTCGGAGGTGCGTTCGCATCGTCGCAGCAGCAGCCCGCCGCCGCAAGCGGCTTCCTGACCGCGATCCCGTTCCAACAGGGCCACACCAAGACCACCGTGGACCCCGGCGTGGTGCGTTTGTCCCCGATGTACGTCGATCAGCCAGACCTGCTGTTCCAGACGCGCAAGCCGTGCGCCACGGTCACGGAACACATTGAGGTCGCACGGCTCAACCAAGCCCCACCCCGGTATCAGCGTCCGCTTCCGACGCAGGCGTATTTGTTGAGCGAGGATTGGCGGGTCGCGCACGGCAAGTACGACGCGCAGGGCAACCGCGTGTTCAGCGGCGTGTACGAACGAACCTACGAGGTCTACGACGCGGGCGCGGGCAGCACGGTCGGGTTCAGCACTTGGGAGGCTCCAAGCGGCGCGAACCTGCGGCGGTGGAGTACGCCGAACAGCGGCGTGCTCCCGCCCGTTGCACCGACAACCACCATCGTGTCCGACGTTCCAGCCTCCAGCAGCCTCGCGGCAGCGATTGACGCTCGGCAGCAGTACGTCGTTTCCACGGATACCTTCGTGACATGATTCAGGCGTACTTCACGACCTCTGGAAGCACGGTGGTTCCGGCCCGCATCCCCGATGCGGAGGTCATGGAGTTGGCCGCGACGATGGGGTTGTCGGAGCGCGACCTGTTCAGCATCGAAATACCGTCCGGGGCCACGCGGCACGCCACGGTCAAGGTGCTGGTGGCGCAGGATTCGTTGGCGACCCTGTACGCAAGCACTTCGGACGGCGCGAACCCAAGCGCGGTATT